ATTCTCTTTGTCTAATATCGTTTAATTCTTTTTGTAAAAATTCTATTCTTTCGTTCTGCTGTACATCTAATGGTAGCATACCACCAGTTTCCCATTCACGAATCCAAATAGCATGTTCTTTAACATCATCTTTAAGTTGCATGTTTTCTATTTGTAAAATATTTATTTGCTCGTTTAGTGTAGCATATCCATATACTGCAACTGATAAAGCTACCCCTATTTGAATAAGATAACTTAAAGAAATATTAAGAGATGATTTTTCGTTTAGTGTAGGTTTCATCTGTCAGGTGTATTCGATGCTCCAAAGTAAAAAGATATTACTGCACTTGCCAAGCCTCCTAAATAACCTAACACTAAATTTATAAGAGCTTCAGAGTTTTGTTCAGGCGGTTGTAAGGTTACTAAAAAGATATAACCTAAGAAACCACCCACGGTAGCAATTCCCATAACACGTGCAGTCCAGTCTTTGCTAAACTTTCCTCTAGCATCTTGTGTATCTTGTACTTCTAAAGCAAACACATCTACTTCTAACTCTTTCATCTGAACTTCAAAATCTTGTTCAGCTTTTTTAAGTTCTATCATTTGCTCTGCTGTTAGGTTGTTCATTGCTTGTTCTAAAGATTTAGGATTGTTTGGTACTCCCAAGACTTTACTAATAATTTGTCCAGCTTGTCCACCTAATGGACCACCTATCGCTGCACCAAGCGTAGGAGCAAACGCACCTAATAAACTTTTTAATTTATCCTTCATTGTAATTCCTCTGTTGTTATGGTACCTTCTAATAAATCATTCACCGCATCTAATAAAAAATCAGGAGCATCATCTACATATGGATTGTCTTCGTTCCATGCAACCATAAACGCCTCTACTAAAGTTTCATAAAGCGGTCTAAACTCTTCACGCTTTATCCAAGCTAGACCAGACTTTGTACGGGCTTTACAATCTATTCGATATGCCACATCCATTTGTTTCTCTGTATATAATAACATTAGACTTGCTCCAGTACCATAGCTTGGAGTTCTTTACTACGTCTACCAACTTGTTTAAACCATCTGCTGTCTTCCATTTGAACAGCCATTTCTTTCCAGTCATGGTGTTGACAAGCTTCTATCATCTTACGAAACTTTGAAAGCCTTGAACCGCCTAGATTAAAACACATATTTACTATAACTCTTTGGATAGGTTCCGGTAAGTTTTCAAACACGTGGTCGCCACCGATAACATGGATAGCTTCCATATAATGTTTGTCAAAGTCTTCATCAAAGTACATGTCAACAACTTCTTGTTTAACAGGTGTACCACGTTCCCAAGTGTACTCAGGGTCACTAGGCTGACACAGATGTCCAACACCAAGAGTTTTATAGCCTAGACTATCTTCATAGATTGCCAAGACTTCGCCCTCGTGTCGCTTTATTTCAGCTTTACAAAGTTCCCTGTTCATTTCCAAATCCTAATCTGTTCATCTGCTCTTGGTAAGGTTGTCCAGTAAATGGGTCAACTCTATCGGCAGGGTTTTCTTTTGTGAATGGTACGTCTGGTCCAGTTACTATACCACCTGTAGCATATCCAGTAGTATAAGATCTTTCATATGTTGGAGAATATTTTCTAGGTTTCGGTCTATCTTTAATACCTAATAAATAACCAACCTCTTTATCGATTTCTCTAGCAGAAGTTGTCAGTGGATCATAAATATTAGCACCAAAGTATTTTTCCATCAATCCTCGTGTACCAATTAATGGTGCTTTTCTTGCAACAGTTTCAGTTAATCCGTATCTTCCTAAAAATAAATTAGTTAGATCACTCATTACAGGACCACCCAAACCAGCTGCTGACACATAAGGATTTTTAGTATATTCAATAGAGTCACCATATCTTAAACCATATTCTAACGGTCCAAGTAATCCAACCCTTTGAAAAGCTTTTACAACATCTTCTTGAGCAAATCCTTCTGTTGCAATCCTATCCCTATTTTCTTCATTTGATCTCCAATAGTTAGTTGCTAATGCTAAACTTGTAGCACTTAATGCAAATGCTCCAAGCTTTGCACCGTTTACTTTTGGATTAACGATTGTAGAGTTTATGTAGTTTTTTAAAACTGTGTTACTAAATACTGTTGGATATCTTAAAAACTGTGTAAAGATATCTAGCTTTGGATTTGTCATAAAGGTTGGAAGTCTTGCTCTATCTCTACCTACTGGTAATATAACTTCATTTACAAACCTACCAGCCCCTTGTACTACAGACTTATAAAAATCATCAACGTATTCTATTTCACCTGTCAGTACTCCGTCTTTTCTAGCAGGTGCAAATCCTGTTTTAGCACCACCGTTCAACCATCTTAAACCATCTTGAATATCAATACCTAATCCAAATAACTCACTTTTAACTTTTTGAATATTTCTAACTTGCGATCTGTTTAAACCTTGTGGTGCTGTTTCGCTAATAACATCAATACCTTCTTTAGAAAATTTATTTAAAACTTCTAAGTTTTCTTTTATTAAATTCTTACCTATATTAAACGAAGCAAGTTGAACAGATTTTGTCCAAGGAATTAGCATATTAAATCTAAAGAAACCTCTTCCGACTTTCTTTAAAAATTCATTCTGTAATCCCTCTCCAGTTAGCCTATTAGTTGTTTCTGCAAAAGCTTCATCCATTGCTAAAAATACTTGATTCATTTCTTTTTGAATTTGTGAATCTGACATTTTATATTTTTGTTTTAATAAAACAGGTATGTCTTGGACAAATATTTTATGTCCTTCTTTTAACCCCTGTAATGCATCTTTAACAGGTGCAGTTATTGAACCACCTGTTTTAGTTAAAGGTATTATAGCTTCTGTTAATGATGATACCGTTGCTAGTGGAAGATACGCCATAGCATTTGCAAGTTTTGTACCATCATATATACCCTGTATTAAACCACTATCAAAGTAATTTACTTGTCCTGTGACAGATTCATACAGATTGATAATGTCTTTTCTTTCTTTTCTACTAAGACCCCTACCGCCTCTAGACTGTCGTAATTCTTTATCCATTGGAGTTAGCCAACGTTCAATAAATTGATTTCTTTTAGATTTGTTAGACATGCCCGGAAGCAAGAAACTTCTTTTGTGTTGAATCGTATTAGCAGCATTCATATAATAATTTATAGCTGCATTTAAATCATTGGTTAAAAATTGTTCAAAGTTATTATCTTTTAAATTTTTAAATGCTCTAGCCTGTGTTAATAGAATAGAATGTGAAGAAAATAATTCATTGTTTTTATTTAACATCTCAGCAACGACTTCGTTAGCTTCGTCTAGATTTTTTACAATCTTTTCATCAACCAATAACTTTTCAAAAACATCTCTGTTTTCTTGTATTGCTTTTCTATCCCAGCTTCTAGGAAAATAATTTTCTAATTTTCTGTCTGGATTAATAAGACCAGAATCTATAGCATCATCAAAAACTCTATTAAATAATGCTCTTAAATCGTTGGTAACTTGCTGAAGGCTTTCATCGTATTTATTAGGATCATCTCCACGTAACATTCTAATGATAGCCAACTCATCACTTTCTTTTATTGTACCAGTTTTTCTAATCGGTGCAGTTGCTTCATCAAACAATGCATGATATTCACCACGTAAGTTATCTAATTTTTCAGCATGACCAAGCTCAACCTTTTGTCTTGTGATAGTGCCTAAACGCTTACTAAAATCTTCTCTAAAAGTATTACCAAGTTCTCTTGCAACAGGTGAAAACTTTGCTTTAGTATCTAATATAGATGTTGCTGCTCCAATAGTTTTAGATTTAATCTTGTCTCCAATTTCTAAAGTTTTATAAACTTTATCAGCGAAACTACCTTCAGCTACTTTAATGTAATCATCATCAGAATAAAGCCTATTCATTTTACTATAAAATAAATTAGCCTTTTGTATTCCACCACCAAGTAAACCACCTGTTAAAACTCCTAATCCCACAGAACCAGCAAGTTCCGGTGTAGAATAAAGTTTTCTTAATCCTGTATTTAGCTCTGTGCTTTGACGAAAATGATTATCAAGACCTGTCCAAGCACCAACTTCTAACCCAGTAACAGCAGCAGCTTTTTTAACCGCTTGTTTACCTTCAGCTTTTAATGCTCCAGTTATTAAGCTTGGTGGTACTTGTGGTCCTACAAAATTTTTAGCAACTTTTAAACC